GAAGAAATCAGAAAAAATGAAATGTATTCAGACAGTGAATCATTGTCATTCAATAGAGCATTAAACTTGTATAAGCATACATTGAATGGAAGAGTAACTGAAGAGTTGGATATAAAAGAGGAAATGATTAAGAGGACTGAAGGTTTACTGTGCAAAGAAAAGTTTGCAATAGGACCTGATGGTTTGACTAAAAGTTCAAGGTTGTTTAATGAAAAATTGAAAGTTGAAATGGATGCATTACTAAATAAAATATCAGTCAAAACAGTTCTAAGTATTGAAGATTTCATGAAAGAATTTTATTTGAAAATAGTTGGTGGATCATACTTTAATGAAGAAGGTGAAGGAAATTTAAAAACAATTAAAACGGAATTGTACAATTTAAATGAAAACTTAAAATTTAATAAAAGGACTAGTGGTTTAACAAGCAAATATTCTGATTTGTTAAAAAAGTTGAAAAATATATTAAAGTACAAACCAAGACTTAAAACAAAAGTTCATCAAAAAACACAGGAGCAAACTAAAGCTAGATCAATCTTTCAAACTACTATGTTACACTACTTATGTTGTGCTTATTTATTTGTTTGGATAGAAGAAGGAATTAACACTGAGAATATATTCATGAACACAGATTCATTTGATAACTTAAATAGGTTAACAAATAGACTTGCTGCTTTTAAAGGGAGATATGTTAATTCTTTTGATTTTGAGGATTTTAATGCACAACATTCCTTTGAGCATATGAAGATAGTTTTGAAGAGTTTGACTGATAGAGTTGCAAGATCAATTGTTGATACCAATATTAAATTAGAGTACTTAAATATAAGTGAATGGATTATTAATGCTGTTGATAATACTTACACTGTTGTGGAAGGAAAAGAGTACAAATGGAAAAATGGAATGCCAACTGGAATAAGATACACTTCACTTATGAATAATTTAATGAACTACTTGTACTCAAAAATAATGTATTCAGGTTTAAATTGTATTTACAAAGATAAACCGTATGATTTTGCTTATTGTGAAGTCTGTGGTGATGATTCGTGGCATGCTTTTATAAGTGAAGACCATTCGAATATCTTTAATTATGCTATGTTAGAATGTGGTTACAGTATTCAAATGTCAAAACAAATGTTTATCAATTTAAGGTTTTTACACCAAAAATGACTGGCATTACAATCAATGTTGTGGTTATGAATCACATTCACCAAATTACACAAAGTCAAAGCCGAACAGTTTTGTTTACCAATGACCTAAATTTAGATGCTCTAACTGTCATAAAATTTTATTCATTACGTTTCCAAATAGAATTTGACTTTAGAGATGCTAAACAATTCTTTGGATTTGCTGATTTTA